ATTGGTAACTTATGGAACAACTACTTAGGTGGTGTTACTACTGCTAAGCCATACTACGATGCTGGTAACTTCCAGATCAAAGTAGCTAAAGGTAACTTAGAAGGTAAGATTGCTGGCTATCCTACTCAAGAATTGTATGATGCAATGTCTACTCGTGGTATCTTTGGTGAAGGTCAGTACGGTGGCGACATAGCACGTCGTGTAGAGGAATCTATACAAGGTGCTTCTAGAAACCCTATTACTTTGTCTACTAAGAACCCTATCCTACAGGGTGGATTTAAGATGGGTCAAACCATCGAAGACAATGCACGTATTGCTTTGTATATTGATCAGTTAAACAAGGGTGCTTCATTAGATAAAGCTGCTGAGCATGTGCGTAAGTACTTGTTTGACTACGGTGATGTGTCTCCTTTCGAGAAGAACGTGGCTAAGCGTATCCTTCCTTTCTATACATGGTCACGTAAGAATATTCCACTACAGTTAGAAGCATTAGCTACTCAGCCTGATAAGATTAACAAGCTTAACCTAGCTATTAACAACGTGCAACAAGCTAATCAAGTAGAGCAACCAGACTTAGCTTCTGTTCCTGGTTATATTCGTGAACAAGCTCCTGTGTATGTAGGCTCGAATGCTGAAACTGGAATGGTTACTGCTATTCCATTACAAGGTTTAATACCTACATTTGATATAGGTTCTTTGACTAAGTTCTTAAACACTGAGACTGCTCCTGAAGGTATTCAAAAGGGTAAACTAGCTAATGCATTGTCTACTACTTTGGGTGGTGTGTCTCCTTTAATCAAAGCTCCTCTTGAGTTTGTAGCTAACTATGACTTCTTCCGTAAGAAGAATATCAAAGAGTTTGAAGGACAGACTGCTGACTTCTTAGGTATTCCTATGCCTGTACATTTAGCTAAGCTTGGTTCTAATATCATTATGCTTAATGAGATTGACAGAGCTAACCCAGGTTCTATCTTTGGTTCACGCATGGTAGACCCTATCAGTAAAGAAGTAACTACATTAAATAGCTTCTTAGGATTAGGCACTCCTCGTGAGAGCAGAACAGACCTACCTGAAGAACAAAGACTTACTCAGTATCTAACAGGTATTCGCTTATTCGATATTGATATGAATCAGACAGAGTTTCGTCAAGTAGAACAGATGAAGAAGGATATCTCTGCTCTTAAAGCACGTATAACACAAGCACAGATTGCAGAGAAGTCTAGAGAAGCTGAAGGAGTTTCTAAAGCTTTAGATAGATTCTACGAAGACATTGAGAAGTTTGAGCAAGAGCGTGAAGAACGTATGAAGAGAGAAAGATAAGATGCTTTATGTCAGATCCATATGGAATAAACGAAGGAGTAAAGACTCTCACTAGTAGTCTTGATGCTGGTCGAGAAAGTGGTAAAGCACTAGGTAAACAAATTGAAGCGATACACCAAGATGCTGCAGATGTAGCCAATGCAAAAGCACAAGAAAGACGGAGAGCAGTCAGAGAAGCAGAGTTTAAAAAAGAAACTGCTCTTATTAAAGCATTAAAAGACTGGAATCATAAGAAGCAAATCAGTGATAACGAAGCAAGATTAAAAATAGATTTCATTAAGAAGCATGGTGCTAAAGAGTGGGAAGCATTACTTAAAATCAAATTAGATATAGAAAAGATGGAACAGAAACATAAAGAAGAATATCAGCACGATTTAAAAGCTGTAAGACGAGTACAGTTTTATTGCTTTGCTGCTGCTGCTGTTATTGCGTGGTACTTAACTTGGGGCTATAAATAATGCTTACACTATTATCAACACTTATATCTTTCTTAGCTGGTGGTGTGCCTAAGCTATTAGATTTCTTTCAAGATAGATCTGATAAAGCCCATGAAATGAACATGGCTAAGTTGCAGACAGAGCGTGAGTTACAGATGGCTGAGCGTGGCTTCATAGCACAAGCTAAGATAGAAGAGATTAAGACTGAGCAGATAATGATTCAGACAGCAGAGAAAGAAAGAGAAGCTCTCTATGCTCACGACATCGCTATTGGTGAAGGTGCATCTAAGTGGGTTATCAACGCTAGAGCATTTACTCGTAGCTTCATTACTTACGGTATGTTTATCCTGTTTGCTTTTGTAGAGATATTTGGATTCATGTATGCTTGGAGAACTGGTGTAGATTTCACTATTGCATTAGACAATCTGTGGGATAACGAGACTCAAATCATTTGGGCTTCTGTCGTATCCTTCTGGTTTGGAACACAAGCATTTAAGAAATGAAAGTAAGTGATAAGGCTATTGAAGTTATTAAGCACCATGAAGGGGTTAGGACCAAGCCTTATCAATGTCCTGCTCTTCTTTGGACTGTTGGGGTGGGTCATGTCATTGACCCTAATCATGCTAAAGTGCCTCTAGCGGAGCGTAAAGCCCTTCCTATCCCTGATGGATGGAATAGAGTACTATCAATGGATGAAGTAAATGATATTCTTAAACGAGATTTGGCTAACTTTGAGCGTGGTGTCGAGCGATACTGTCCTGTCAGTCTTACACAAGGTCAGTTTGATGCTCTTGTCAGCTTCAGTTTCAATGTTGGTCTTGGGACACTACAGCGATCAACCCTCCGTCAGAAGGTTCTTAGAGGAGACATGGGTGGTGCTGCAAAAGAGTTTCTTAAATACACGATAGGCGGTGGTAAGGTACTGAAAGGACTTGTCAACCGTCGTAACGATGAACAAGCCCTCTTTAAGTCTTAGTTAAAGTCTACTCCGTCTTTGATAAAGGATACCAGGATGCGTACAATCCCTAAGTCAATTACTAAATGGGTAGCGTCATCTTCAGGTATGTTGACATACTCAAAGCCTAGCATAAATCCCATGATAAAATGTAGTTCTACTATCATATCTTTTCCTTATTAGATTTCACATCCACCTGCAGTACAGCTCAACATCTGAGCACCTTCGACATTATCGTCATACTCCTTGAAGTTCTCCCAGTTTACAGTCTCTGGCACTAGCAATTTCAACCTCTTGTAAGTCTCTTCATCACACTCTTCATAAGGTGCTTGCTTATAAGTACCACCATCCATAGGCAAGAACGACACACCTGTTACTTCATCGAAGTGCTTGAATGTCCAAGCCCCTACATCCATCCATTCGTTCTCTTTAACAGAGATTGTTACTGATGGCTTATGCTCACAGTAGTGACGCTGGAAAATCAACCACAACTTCAAATGCTGAATAGCTGATAAGTCTTCACGCAACAAACCACCTTCTGCTACTGCTACAGGGAAACTAAATACTGTAGTTGACTCAGGCTTCATCACACAAGGCTCTGCTACAAAACCAGCTTGAATCATGAACTGGGTAAGCGGGTCTTTATTATCAGCACGAACACGTCTAATATAATACTTACTATGTTGAGGATGAATACCGCTTGCAGTAGAGCAGAGCTGAGAAACAGTTCCTTCAGGTTTAACGGCAGTAACAGCAACAGACTGGTTAATGCCAATAGCACTAGCGTAGAAAGCATTTGTAGAGACAGCAAGATCACGTAAGCCCTCCAATCGAGCAGGTAAATCAACATCATCAGGGTTATTCAACAATACATTATCACAGATACCTGTCATCGATACACCAAGCAAAGCTTCCTCTTCAGTGTTCTTCTGCCAGATCTTACGCAAGTAAGGGAAGTCTGTTAACGAAGCCTGGAAAGTTCCAAGAATCGTAGCAAGCCTAATCTTACGACTGATATCATCGATACTATCAGTAGAGCGAATGATGCAAGAAGACAGATTACAGAATTGGTAAGGACGTAATATGATCTCACTACATGGATTTGTTCCAAAGTCATAAGTCGCATCACGTCGTCCATTCTTAGCAGCTTGCTTCTGACTAGCATCACGATTGAAGATTCCACGTTCTCCAGAATGTGACTCATAAATAGAACTCCACTCTCTCATAAACTGTCCAATAGATGGTGTCTCTAAGTACGAAGCTGAGTTATTAGCTAACGCACGTTGACCTTGACCATCCCACCAATTACCTGCTTTAGCATGTGCCATCTTATCATCCGATAAGTCTGACAAACTAATCATTGCACTCCGTCTGACTCCACCCACAACAACAACTTCCCCGATCTTGCAGAGAATATCATGACACTCGAGGGAAGTGAGACGCCTACCTGCAGCCCCTTTAAATTTGGTGACACAGAACTTATAAAGTTCCTCCAAAGGTCCAGGTCCAGATGCTCTTCCTCCGAAAGTTTTAAGTCTTGCTCCTGCAGGACGAACTCGTGATACGTCGAACTTTGGAATCTCGCCAGCGTATAGAAGAGCCAAGAGTTGTCGAAGTGATTTAGCCCATCCTTCTTTAGAATCCGAAACAACAATAGAACTCTTACTATCAAACAACTGCTCTGGCACTTCAGGTAATTTCTTAACATACTGTTGCTCCACAGAGAATCCAACACCAGTACCACAGAGAAGGATATACATCGCTTCATCAAAGGCTTTAGGGTCATCGATAGGTAAGTAAGAACAATTGAATGCAGCTACGTTCTGACGCTCTAGTGCAGGACCTGCTGTCATTACTGCTCTCATGCTAGGTACTACATCTAATCCTACTACTGCTTGCTCTAGCTCTGCACGTAACTCTTTAGTTAAAGTGTAGTCTTGTTTCTCTGCTAGGTGCTTCTCCATGAAATCAAAGTATCGTGCTACTGTTTCATTCCAATGTTCACGACGACCCTTATCATCTAGATAACGACTGTATCGTGACTTAGCGATAAAGGTATTGTAAGGTGTCATGTTGTATGCTGTCATTCGTCTTCATTCCAATCTACTTCTTTAAGAAGTCTTGTATAATTATTCTCTATAATATCACCGAAGGTTTCAACTAAATCTTCTGAAGCTATGTCAAGTAGCTCCAGAAGAATCACTTCATCCAAACTCTTCAACCGTTCTTTTAACTCAGGCAGCGTAAGAGTATTCACTGTTTACTTCTTTGTCTTCTTAGCTACAGGTTTCTTTTCTGCAGGTGCTGACATACACTTCTCAGCGAATGCGATAGCCTTCTCAGTAGCTTCGAGCAATGCACGTAATTGCTTAAGTGAATCTGCTGGTTTGTAATCAGACACCCACAACTGCGTTGACTCACGTAGTCCAGTTTGTAGTGTAAGATCTACCCACCAATCAGTAGCATCTTTGAATCCACCATCTACATTAACGAATGAGTTCTCACCAGGGAAGAACTTATTAAAGTTAATCTTATCTTGTACTTTCTTATCATCGCCAAACATAATTGCTCCTTTTAATCGTTTTAAAATACTATATGAGTTTCTTTTCTTGTGTCTATTATACACTATTTACTCCAAATTGTCAATCATCCGTTGCAGATACCACTGTGCTTTCTTCAGATCCTCTACTCCATTCTTGTGCTTCCATCGCCACAGGTACTTGATAGCGTTGCCAGTACACATGGCTTCCATCCCATCTAAATCTTTCACAACCTGTGCAATAGCATCGATACATTCTATGTCTCCTTGTGTATAGTGTGCAGGAGAGTTAACCATATCTTTATCGTCTGCCATCTCTATTTCTTGTAATGCTAAAAAGTAATCTTCTAAAGTAAACTCAGGTTCTCCAAGAAGCTCATATCCATAATGTGCTGGCATTGCTACTGGGTTAATCATAGATACCTCTTCTTAAGAAAATCTAGAGACACAAACATCTCATCGAAACAACCATCATTCACCTCATGCAACACTACGATACCTCGCCAGTAGTGATTGCCTTGAGCACCCATGTAATCCTCATCATGTTCATAACAACTACCAGCTATGATAGCCGTAAGAGTTTTGCCATCTGCTCTAATAGCGTAAGCAACTTGTCTGCCTTGTTGATGCCCCACCACACACGATTGATGCTTCTTAGAGATAATGGCTGCTGCCGATCCAACAGGTCTATTAAGTGCTCCCGCAGTAACGTAATGGGCATATAGAACACCATCAATAATGACAGGCTGCTCAAACGGTATAACTTCCCAACCAGCTTCAGCATACTTTAAATCCTCCATTGATATAGTTCCATCAAGCATTGAATCATTGTCTATTGCACGATAGATACGATGCTCATGATTACCTATTGTTAATACCATGCGTGGCTTGTAGACCTTCTCCTTGTTTTTACGTTGCCTTTCTTGCAACGAACGTAGCGGTTTAAGCAACACATCCATTGCTTTGTGTGTAGCCTCTACATCGTGCTTATATCTACGTCCCTCGAAAGACTTCTTTCCCTTGTCATAACTTGATAGGCTTGGCATGTCCGCAAAGTCGCCAATATTAATAATAACATCAGGACGCTTCTTAACAATGTAGTTTCCTATCGCTTTAAGGAATGAATAATCATGTCCAGGTTTTACTTGTACATCAGGGATGACCAAATGCGTCGTCATATGTCGTGCTCCTTTAAATATAAAATAGCTTTTTCTAGTGTCTGCACGTTATCCTGTGCATGTCCTAGCATGAGGTTACAACGATGACATAACAAACCACGAACTTTACCTGAGACATGACAATGATCTACATGCCAGTCCCTTGTTCCAGAAGAAGCGACGTTACAAATAGCACAACAGTTATTCTGTTGCTCCAGTTTAGAATAGTACTCCTCAACAGTCAGTCCGTAAGTTTGAAATAACTTTCGTTTACGTTCTGATTTTCTGTTTATCTCTCTGTGTTTTTCTGGGTATAAAGCACGTCGTTTCCTCTGTCGTTCAGCTTCTTCTTCCTTTTGTTTAGGAGTCCGAATGCGTTTTGTCAAAGTAAGTTCCTCCGATTTGATATCCGTACAATGCAGACAACGCACGATTAAATACTGCAGTTACTTCGTCATGAGTAGATCCGTCAGGCAAGTTAGTATTAACTACAACTATTGTACCTTCTGGTTCATGCTCATACTCTGCTAATGTAATATTGATTCTCATTTGTTTCCTTTCACTAGTAGCATTATATCTACTTGATGTTTTAAATCGTTAACCTTCTGTACCATATCTAAGAAGTGCTCAGCATCTACAAGGGCTAGTGGCTTACTGTTATTCTGTTTTAAGATAACTAGTGGCTCAACTAATCCATGTGTCTTTGCTTGCTCATAGTCTTTATATACTGCAATAGCTGCACGATTCTTACATTCGATTGTGTAATTAAATAACGACCTAGCCAAAGGACTGAGCTGCACATCCTCTCCACCCGCTCCCATGCTCGTTGACCGTACATCATCTTGGTGCAACGTGGGGAATCGGTTGAGGATCTGATCTCTTGTCCACTGCTGTAGCTTTCTTCCTTTTGCTTTTGCTGACTGAGGCTTCAAGTTTAATTACCTTCCGTTTAACTATCATCTGCTTAGGGATAGTAATACTATTGTTACACATTCCATCAGTGACTGTACCTGCAAGTTCAATCTGTTGGTCGTCTTCGTACACCACAAAGCCAACACTCTTACACTGTAGGTCTTCTCTCTTAGGTTCATGCCACTCTCCCTGAGCTAAAGCATCCAACCATTCAACTAAAACTAGACTGGAGGCTGCCACATTTGGTTTGCTTTTCTTCGTATCCACAATAGTTGACCGTTCTCCAAGACTCGCTTGTCGTCTCCCTGGTACGCTTCGAGTATAGCAAGATACATTTCCTTTTCGCTTTTGCATTCTTTAAGTAGCCTTTCCGCTTTAACTGGTCCAATGCCTTTGATACCGATGATATTGTCAACTCTATCTCCCACTAGCATTTGTTTATAAAAGTTCTTGATACCTTGTTCTTCTTCAATAAAGTAAAATTCATGTTTGACAAAGTTGAAGTGATCTCCTCGGAGCATATCTAAATCTTTGTCAATAGAACAAATACAGTACTCTCCTGCCTGATGCTCGTATGCTGCAATACCAATGGCATCGTCTGCCTCTTGGTCTTCAATCATTACAAAGCCCCAGGCTTTCTGCATGTAGTCTCTGAGTATCTGATAGTGCTTAGGTTTAGGAGCTTTCCTGTTGCCCTTGTAGGGTGCAGTAATCGCTACCTCGTTCCTGAAGTTCTTCTTACCAGTTAGATACCCTTGATACTCATTAAAGTTATTGAACAACAACATGTCTTCTAAGAACTCACTACACCTAGCTAACGCTATTGACTCTGTCTCATTCTCTGAGGCAAAGCCAATGCGATAGACTAGTATGTCCCCATCAATCAGGGCTTTAAACATTAAAGAGCTTCTTCTTCCAAGTCTGCAAGGTTAACACCTTCAGGTTTGTACTCAATCAATTGCTTGATGATCAACTTGCTAACACCTACTCCAACACCCTTCTTACCTTGGAAGTTGTAGTTGTATGGTTTGATCAACGCTACTGCTTTAGATCCGTTAGCAATCTTAGCTTTAATGAAACCACCATTCTCATCTACTGCAGTGATAGGATAAAGCTTAGACTTAGCAGTGACATAGAATCCTTGATCAGGTTTCTTAGGATCATTCTTAACTGCAATGCCCTGTGCTTCTAGTTCACGAACAGCTTCTTTGCTTAGATTGCTCAAGTCTACTTGATACTTTCCTGACAACTTGTTTGGCTCATCTAATGAAGCCCAGAAAATGTCAGCTTGAATCGGTAAAGGTTTTGCTTGTTCCATTTGTATTTCTCCTAATTAAATTACAACATATATTATACCACGATTTTAATGAACTGTCAATTCAGAATCTTTCTCTTGCTCTAGAATTGTTATAGTTCGGTGCAACATCTCAATCACTTCTTCATTACCAAGTACTGTATATACAACTAAGTAATCCTTCTCATCTGCTCCTAGAATAACTAGAGGTTCTACATTCTTAGGTATGCTGTCTAGGTTCATGGTGCAAAGTCTTTTTCGTTGTAAGCTTTAATGTATTCTTTAGCATCTTTCATCTCGTTAATAACCGATTGTAAAGCATTAATAATACTATCATAGTCTTCGCCTACTCTAAGAGATTGTAAAGCAAGTTCTCTGAATCTATTCATCAGTGTGTTTCCTTCCATCAAGTAATTTATCTTGTAAATCTTGTACCCATTCTTTTAAATCATTATGTCGTTTCATAAACTGTTCTTTGTTTCCGTAGTAAATACCACTATCCTCATACTCTTGAATATAGTATTCTAATTGTTCTAAGTGAGTTAATCTTAGCTTCATCAATGAGTTTCTTTCCAGGAATTACCCACTTTGTACTCTCCGTCTAAAGGACATCTCATATTAAAATGCTCACCTGCTTTCTTAATAGCTTCAACACCGAGTTTACCTACGATATCTTCACTACCTTCCTTCACTTCTATTTGCCATTCATCGTGACAATTCACTACAAACTTGTAGTCAATCTTAGCCTTGCGTAGTTCATCATTCAAGATAACTAACGCTTGCTTCATGACAATCGCACCCGCACTTTGGAGTAGAGTGTTGAGTGCTGCATGCTCAGACCTAACATGTAACCTGCGTCCATCAAGACCTGGAAGTGTTCCCGAATTGCCAGCGATACGACCCACCTTTTCTCTAAGCGCTTTGAGCGAGGGAGTGTTCTTAAGAAAACGAGCTTTAAGTGCTTGTCCTTCTTTCGCTCCAGCACCCACAACCTTCCCGATCTTGGCATCCCCAGCGCCATAGAGGAATGCATATATAAATGTCTTCGCTTGGTTTCTTGTCTCAAGTCCAGCAGCTTTTTGATTTGCTGTATGGATGTCACCTGAAACGACTTCACTCGTGTACGCATCATCTTTCATATAGTGTGCCAGCATTCTTAACTCCAATCCTGAAGCATCGATACCAACCAACTTATATCCTTTCTCTACAATCCAAAGATCCCTACACTCCTCACCGTAGGGGCTACCACTATTTGGTACTTGTGCCATGTTAGGCATCATGTGCGTCATTCTTCCTGTGACTGCACCATTTGTAATTACCTTGCCATGCACACGACCATCATTACCTACTGCCTTCAACCACGAAGCAATCTGAGCTACTCTCTTCTGGAGCATTAAATACTCATTGATTGCCTTTGCTTCAGGTATATCTACTCCTTCGAGCGTCCCTTCGTCAACGATTGGCTGCCCTGTTTCCGTGTACCTCTCTGGCTTCCAGCCTTTCTCGATGAGTCTTTCTCCGATTTGC